ATAGATATATCATGATATCGATCTCGAGAGACCAATTCCTCAGATTACCAGCTCTAGAAAATGTACCGATAGGCATGTCTACATTTCTATAGGTTAGGAAAGAGTCAGAACAATCACAATAAAGTTAGTAACAAGAAGTATATATCTAATATAGATATATCTCAACATTGAAATCAAGAGACAGATTCGTCAGGTTACCAACCTTAGAAAATGTAAGGATCTCTATTTATAGACTGAGAAGGGAACGAACCAATCACAATAAAGCCAATACCATGATATACCTATATTACATATGTATATCTCAACATTGATGTCAAGAGACCAATTCATCATTCCATCAACCTTAGAAAATGTAGAGATCTGTACATTTCTATAAGTCAGGAAACGAACCAATCACAATAAAGTCAATAACAAGAAGTATATATCTATATTAGATATCTCAACATTGATGTCAAGAGACAGATTCGTCAGGTTACCAGCTCTAGAAAATGTACATATACCTATCGGTACATTTCTATAAGTCAGGAAACGAACAGAATGGTCACAATAAAGTCATTAGTAAGAAGTATATATCTAATATAGGTATAATGATATCAACATATCTAGGTACAATCCATCGTTCCATCAACCTTAGAAAATGTACCGATAGGCATTTCTATAAGTCAGGAAAGAGACAAACCAGTCATAATAAAGTCAGTAATAAGAAGTATATATAATAGTATACATATCTCAACATCAATATCAAGAGACAGATTCATCATTCTACCAACTCTAAGAAATGTACATATACCTATCGGTACATTTCTATAAGTCAGGAAAGGATCAGAACAGATCCATCATCTCTCATGATATACCTATATTAGGTATATTTCATCAAAGTTACAACAACTCTATCATTGCCGCATATTCTCTCGTCTTGTCCAATGTATCTAATCTACTGCCTCCATAATCCAATATTCTATAATACACTTTTTCGCTTTTGTCTGTTCTGCGATCTGCAATTGGTGATACCTTTTTAATTGCATCAGAACCATATATCACTGTATTGTTCTCTCCATCGCTTCCTTCTGGCAGTGGGATATTCATGAAAATGTGCCAATCATCCAATAATCCAATAGCATTTGCATAACTATCTGTATTTCTAATTAGATAAATCTTTCCATCTGCTGTCTGCAATAGATATGGTTCTCTACTATACAACAGATTCTTATCAATCTCAGTATGTATCTTATACAAATCCTTTTCTTGCTGTCTATCTTGCAACCATGAATTGTATTCCTTTACTCCAACTAGAATCTCAGTATTCTTATGCGGCTCAAAGTCCTCTACTCCTTGATAATAGTCATCAATAATAAACGAAGTATCCTCTGTCTTCCACGAAATGTAGTCACGCAAGTTGCCTACCATTGAATCATAGAAACTCTTGTTGTACATTACTATTCTATTACCTTTGAACAATGATGGAACAACGACTCCAAGCTCTTCTAATATGGTAGTATCTAATCCTCTTGTTCCCGCAACTTCATCATCATAAATAACACTAGGCAAAATTCTTGGCAACGTAGACAAGTCATATGCGTAATAGCTATCTTCAACCTTTGCATTCGATATAGTTAGATAGTCACGCGCAAAACTTTGTGGTGTTGTACTTGGTATTATCGATGATACATTGTCATACAGCCATCTTACCACGTGCAATACAAGTCTCATATCTCTCTTTAGCTTAGTCAAGCGTCGAGTTTGGTTAATTTCAGACACTAACACTGGTGAATGTCCACTCACAATAGTACCATCTTCGTCTCTAATTGGAACATACAAATATCTAGGATTATCCAATACTGAATACCACAATCCTGCAATTCTATCTCCTTTTCGATCAATGCTTGATGGCTTGCCCAACATTGTAGTCACTGTTTTGTAAGTCGAATATGCAATTTCTGATGAAACAGGTAGATTAACTGGAGCAGCTGGAATGGTAATGATGGTCATTGGTCCATCTACAGTCTTGATGGTAATGGCTCTCATCTTACCATTCTGATCAATGTATTGTGATACTCCAGGCGACTTGAGATAGTGCAATAGGTCGAATTGTGAGTACACATTCTTGTAATCAGTAATTTCAGTACCCAGCATGTTAAAAGTATGAGTTTCATATGCGCGTGAATACATTTCGTGACATGCTTCTGTAATGTTATTCTCGAATACCTTTTTATTGTTACTTCTATCCACAATTAGCTCACAATGTTCATTCTTCAAGTTATTACTTTCTGATCCTTCATTCAACAGAATCAATACTGTTGCTCTATCTGTTCTCAGCGGTTTAATGGGAAAATCTTTGAATCTAGGAATTACAATTTGTCCACTGTCTTGATCGCCACCATAGGAGAACATGTAGATATTAATGCCAAATAGCTCTTCAACAGCGCGATAATATAATCTTGGATCGAGCTCAATATCTAGATCGCCCAAATTCTTCAAAATGGCTTCTTCACTATAATCATACATTTCTTGCTTCAACAGGCCAGGATGAATAGTCTTTTCCATGTATTCGCGCAGATCTTGCAAGTAGCTCTCATCATCAGAATTATAATTGGGATCTCCTACTGCAGCACAAACACAGGCTAGCAATGAATTGGGACCTCTTGGTATTCCAAAACGCTTCATGTTGGTAAAATTACTATATGTAGACAAGAGATATTGCACATACTTTGGAAGAATGCCATAATCGCCCTTTTCCAAAATCTTCTTTGTACTAATTTCCTTTGTAGATGTATAGCTCTTTGCTCCTTTGGCGCCCTTGTCTACCAGAGCACTGGTTCCTGTTTGCTTACGACTGCGGAATCTTCTATAGTCTGGTGATACAACATTACCACTGATTTGCATCGATCGATAGCAGCATACATTGAACTGGTAGTCCTTATCTTCATTGATATTGTTTTGCTGCACTCCTACATATTTATAGTCAGGATAGTCACAAGTAAAGTACAAGGGTTTGTCTTCATAGGGATAGGACAAAATGTTGACGCTTGCCAGCTTATTCTCAAGAGATGGGTCATTTGCTTTTACAGTACCATATCTATCAGCAACTTCATTCATAGCATCTTCCTTTGCAATAATCTTGGGTTGTCTCTGCGCTTGACATTTACGAGCATAAGATTTGGGAAATAACCTAGGAGCTACTGACTTTAGCTGGTTAATTCTCGAAAATCTCGTCTTCTCTCCACCAGCAAGAGCCATCATTTTAACATTTGAATTGTTGATTTCTTTTGCAATATCTGGGCATACGTTCTTGTACAGGACAGTACTGTGGAAGTAGTATAGCATGAGATTGCGGAATACCATCATAAACTTTGTCATATCTTCTCTATTGCCTGATTGATTAACCTTGACTTCCACGTAATATAGATCCTCCTTTTCTTTTCTCTTTTCTGCTTCCTTGGCCAATTTAGCATCGAATGCTGGCAAATCTTCCTTTTTGGTTGCTTTTCTTTGTTTGGCTTCCTCTGCTTCTCGCTTGACTCTATCTTCATCAGTCTCAATAGTTGTATCTGCAATATACAATTCAGTATTACCATTTGGCTGAATAACATTATTGGCAGAAAACATGAATAGTTGACCACTTGATACCTTCTTTTGCTTGATTGTGAATGATAGATCTTCCTTTCTGGTGCCATCTAGTGAGTACATTTCACTAAGCAATGGATGATACTTCAAGTCTATTCTACCTCTGAGTGCAAAAGGTTTGCCAACTTCATCAACATTGATAAAGTTGAACATTGTAGGATCCATCATTATCATATACAACATGATAGTTTCATCGAATTCAAAGTTAAAAATGTCAAAGGAGCCCTTTGCCTTTAATTCTTGTTGTTCACCAATAACAAGAGTAGACATTGCTTTTTCTACTCTAGCTGATGCAACCTTTGGGTCAGACACAAGATCCTTTTCTTCGTCAGAAGGAGTTTCTATCATGAGAATGTTATCAACCAAATTGTATTCAACCAAGTAAAAAGAATCTTTGGTTGCATCAGCTAGAGAATCAACATTTTCTCCATCAGCATTACCAAGCCAAAGGACAAAATAAATGTAATTGTTATTGACTGCTTTGTTTAGCTTGAATGACTTGATGTTGAATTGTCTGTCTTCTTCTGGAGATGTATATACCTTTACAAACTGCTTGCCATCTTGATCAATGTATTTCACAAATGGAATGTACTTTGTGTTTCTAATACTGTTGAATATGTCAATGCCATCGAATTCATTGGGATATCTCTCAATATCACCATTCTCATCGGGAAAGTAGGGATTAAACGAACTCAATGATGATGAGAATTTAATGTTAGCAATAGGACAAGTTTCTGTCCTAAGAACTGGATATATTTTATCATCAATGCCTTCAAACTCTATGAGATCATGCTTGATTGTAGCAGCTTTGATGTGGATATTTCTATCATTGGTAGCTTGAACAATAATATCTTTGATGGAAATTGTAAAGGCATCAACAACCTCCTGATAAGTTCCATACTGTTGATCTTTTGGAAGCATGCTATTGATACTAATTAATATACTCTTCTGCTCTTTCTC